AACTTCTTGCCTCTCTTGGCATCAAGTTTCATGTTAAAACCAAACTTGCTCGGTGCAACGGTAGACAGTTGGATACAGAAGTTTACACTATTCAGTTTTGCGTCAACCGCGACCGCTTCCCAGTGTTCCGGCTGAAGCGCAAATTGGAACGGCAAAAGGTTAGCAGTGTTGCTCCGCGAAGCCGTACCGTCCAGATAGTCTCCATCAAGGAAGTGCCATCCGTCCCCACGAAGTGCATTCAGGTGGACAGCCCGAATTCGCTCTTCCTGTGCGGAAGGACGATGCTCCCAACGCACAACACTGCGATCACTGCCGGCTTATGTCTGGCGCACCTCTGCGGGCCGGAAGCCATCCGCAACGGGCAGCTCTATTCCGTGGCGTTCGACAGGGAGCAGGCAGGCATCATCTTCAAGTACATGGCGGCCATGTGCTACCAGGACGAGGAACTGAGCCAGCGCCTCAACATCGTGGAGTCGAGGAAGAAAATCTTCGACCCCGTCTCCGGCTCCGAGTACCAGGCGCTCTCCTCCGAAACGCACGGCAAGCATGGTCGAAGCTCGTCCTTCATCATTTTCGACGAGCTGGCGCAGTTCGGGGCCGACCGTGAACTGTACGACATCATGATGACCTCGCGCGGCGCACATGAAGAGCCTCTGGTGTGGGTTATCTCGACGCAGGCTGCCTCCGACATGGCGCTCCTTTCGGAACTCATCGACTACGGCAAGAAGGTCAACAGCGGCGAGATAGTGGATCCCAAGACGAAGGCTTTCGTGTGGGAAGTGCCGATGACCGACGATCCGTGGGACGAAAAAAACTGGTACAAGGCCAATCCGGCCCTGGGCGACTTCCGCTCCCTGGACGAGATGCGGGAGACAGCGACCCGCGCCATGAAGATGCCCAGCGCCGAAGCCGCCTTCCGCAACTTGTACCTGAACCAGCGCGTAGACGGGGCGGCGCACTTCATCACGCCGAGCGTCTGGAAGGCGAACGGCGGGGAGCCGGACTTCAGCCTCTTCGAGGATCTGCCCGTCTACGGCGGACTCGACCTGTCGGCGAAGAACGACTTGACCGCCCTGGAGCTGGTGTGCAGGGACGGAGACGGCGTCTGGCACGTCATGTCCAACTTCTGGTGCCCCAAGGAAGGCATCACGGAGCGTTCCGAGCGCGACAGGACGCCCTACGATCTGTGGGCGCGTCAGGGCTTCCTGAACACCACGCCTTCCCGCACCATCGACTATGACTTTGTGGCGTGGAGGATCAAGGAACTCCATGAGAAGATGCATATTGCCGGCATCAAGTTCGACAGATGGCGCATCGATGACTTGATTCGCGCCCTACGCAAGATTGGCGTGGAGTGCTGGGTGGACGGAAAGGAAGATCCGTACCCCGGCGGACTGCGGATGATCATGCACGGACAGGGCTACCAGGACATGAATCCTGCTGTGGAAGCCATAGAAGACGCGCTTTCTGAAGGAAAATTGCGCCACGGCATGCATCCAGTGTTGACAATGTGCGCCAGCAATGTAAGAGTTCAGCAGGATCCTTCAGGGAACCGCAAATTTGACAAGATCAAGTCAACGGGGCGCATAGACGGCATTGTAGCCCTCGCGATGGCAATCAACGGCGCAGTCGGAGGAGAGCCTGAAAAGGCTGAATTCTTCGCTGAAGTGTGGTAATTATGTTCGATTTTTTCCGCAAAAAGGCGAAAAAAGAGGCAAAATCGTTCAAATACGACGATTTTCCGTCGCTTTTTGGCGCGGCCTCGATTTCGGCCTCCGGCGAACCGATCACGCCCATGCGGTCGCTCGAATGCGCCACCGTGCTGGCCTGCGTGAGGCTTCTCGCCAACGGCGTCGCCCAGGTGCCGTTCCGGCTCTTCCGGCAGAAGCGCGAGGTTCGCAATCCAGCCATCGACCACCCGCTCTACGACCTCCTCTACACAGCCCCGAACGATTTCCAGACGGCGTTCGAGTTCTGGCACATGGTCATGCTGCACATGACGCTGACCGGCAACGCCTTCGTATGGATCAACAGGGCCAGCGATGGACGGGTGCTTGAGCTTCTGCCCTACCCTCCGGGCACGGTGACCGTTCAGCGCGACGGCTGGGAGGTTTCCTACAGCATCCAGACGCAGGATCACCGCTTCATCACCGTTCCCGCCGACCAGATGTGGCACATCAAGTGGCTGGCGTGGGACGGGGTTCGCGGCCTGTCCGCAGTCCAGATGGCGCGGGACGCCATCGGCCTTGCCCTGGCGCTGGACAGCCACGGCAACACTTCCTTCCGCAACGGTGCCCGCATCGGCGGCATCCTCACCGTGGCGCAGAGGCTGGATGAAGACCAGCGCAAGGCGCTTCGCGAGACCTGGCAGGCCACTTTCGGCGGAGCCACGGAAAGCGGCAAGGTCGCCGTCCTGGGCGCCGACATGAAGTACCAGGCCGTGCAGGCCACGAACGATGTTTCGCAGTATGATCAGAGCAGAAAGTTTCAGGTCGAGGAGATATGCCGTGCATTCGGCGTTGATCCTGTCATGATAGGCTACTCTGAAAAGACAGCGACGTTCGCCTCCGTGGAGCAGAAGAGCATCAACCATGTTGTGTATACGCTCGGTCCGTGGTATGCATGCCTTGAAAAGAGCGCGAACAAGTGGCTTCTGACGAGGCAGGAACGCTCGAAAGGCTTCTATTTCAAGTTCAACACCAACGCCCTCATGCGCGGCGCAAGCGCAGACAGGGCGAGTTTCTATACGCAGCTGTACAATGTTGGCGCATTAAGTCCCAACGAGATCCGCGAACTGGAGGACCTCAATCCCTACGAGGGCGGCGACGAGCACAGAGTTCCCATGAACATGGTCGAACCGGGCACGGAGCCGCAGGATCTTGTGGAGGAGGCCAAGCCCTCCAAGGAGAAGACGGATGAAAATGAATAGGTCGCAGTGCCGGCTTGAAATAAAATCCGCTGAACCTCAGGCCGAAGACGGCCTCATGTCGTTTAGCGGCTACGGCGCGGTCTTCGGGAATGTGGACGCATATGGCGACGTTATCGAGAAGGGCGCGTTCCGCAAAACCATTGAAGAGTTCAAGGCTAGCGGGCGCTGGCCCGCCATGCTCTCCCAGCACGGCGGCTGGGGCGTAACCGCAAAGGACATGACGCCTGTTGGCGTCTGGACGGAGATGAAGGAGGACGACCACGGCCTGTACGTGGAAGGCGTCCTTGCCGACACCGAGCGCGGCCGCGAACTTTACACATTGATGAAAATGCAGCCGAGGCCGGCCATCGACGGCATGAGCATCGGGTTCTACTGCACCGACTTCAAGGACGAAAAGACTGACGGCGAGACCATCCGGCACATCACCGGCATCGACCTCGTCGAGCTTTCGCTCGTTACCTTCCCCGCCAACGGCGAAGCCAGGGTTGGCGAGGTGAAGTCCGAAGATCTTTCCATCCGCGATGCCGAGCATGCCCTGCGCGACGCAGGCTTCAGCCGTGCGGAGGCAAAGCGGATACTGGCAGAGGGATACAATAGCTCCACGTCTCTGCGGGAAGCAGAAGCGAAGGACGATACGTCTGAACTTGCGGAGCTTCTCCGCAGAAACATTTCCGCCATGCGCGGAAAGGAGTAAACCATGTCCGAAGAACTCAAGTCTCTCATTGAGCAGCAGGGCAAGGCTTTCGACGAGTTCAAGAAAGCCAACGACGAACGCCTCGACGCCATCGAGAAGGGCCAGGCCCACTCCGAACTTGACGCCAAGGTGGACAAGATCGGCTCCGAACTCGACAAGCTCGGCGCCGTCATCGACGACATCCAGAAGAAGGCCAACCGCGCCGCCGCCCCCTCCGCAGAGGACGAGGCCAAGGCTTTCAACGCTGAACACAAGGCCGCTTTCGACAAGTGGATGAGGAAGGGCGACGAGTCCGGTCTCGAATCCCTTCGTGAACGCAAAACCTATGTGAACGTCGGCACCCCGTCTGAAGGCGGCTACGCCGTGCCGATTGACCAGGACCGCGACATCATGAGGCTTGTCACCGACATGTCTCCCATGCGCCAAGTTTGTCGCGTCATCTCCTGCAGCACGGAAGACTACCGCAAGATGGTCAACCTCGGCGGCACCGACTTCGGGTGGGTTGGCGAAACTGACCCCCGTCCTGCCACCAACACCCCGACCTTCACGACCCTTCAGCCGACCTTCGGCGAAGTCTACGCCTATCCTGAGACCACTCAGAAGGCTCTGGATGACCTCTTCTTCGACGTGCAGGCCGAACTGACCTACGACGTCGCTGAAGCATTCGCCAAGGCCGAAGCTGTGGCGTTCATGTCCGGCACCGCCGTCGCCAAGCAGCCCGTCGGCATCCTGACCGCCCCCACGGCGGCCACCCCCGACTCCGCCGGCACCCGCCCCTTCGGCAC